CAGAGTTTTCTGCTTTACTAGACATCCAATCTGATGCCAGACCGACCAATTAGGAATGATCGTGTTGCTGCCGCCCGGCAGCAAAGACGTCGTAAATTTGCTCGCGACGTTATCACATCTATCGCTCGAGATGTGTCACTCAACGGGATTTCTGTTGAGTTACTTCAGCTGATAAGCTGCCCACTATTCCAGACATGCGTCGGGAATCTATGTTCCTTAGGGGAACATATAACCATTGGTCCCAATGGTTCGAAGTTGGATAAGTTTCGTTTCTCCATCCTTCCAATGCACGGTGGTACACGTGCATGCCGCAAGTCTGGACTTGCGGAGCGGCTTCGCTCTGCGAGCTTGCTCGAGGCACTAATCCGATGCCCCCGTCCTGCGTGGAATCGTCTTGAACAGGCGATTACTGCGCTGGGCCTTACGGTTTTGGCACACCGTAAAATGACAAGGGTCCTTGCCCTGACAGATGCTCCCTGTCTGGAAGCATTCAGCAACTTTAAGTTGTCGATTATCCTTGAAGCGCTTCAAGGAGGTACCTTAACAACAGATAAGGTAACTCTACCAAACATCGGTAGAGTGATAGGGGAGATTAAAACCCTATCGGCATGGGTTGCCTGGTTTATGGCCGATGAACCGGACTGTCCACCGCCACGACCTGTGGTTTTAAGGTCGGTCCCTCTGAGTCCAGAGGGATACCCAATCCTGATGTGGATGGGTGGGTCTCTAAAAGCTTATCAGAGGCCATGGGACATCCCGCCTTCCAAGGAGAAGGTATGGGATTTAGCCCAGATGCGGACATTTGGCCGCGGGCTCCCGGCAGGCGACCGAGAGAAAGTCCTCAATAGTTTTGAGGAGTTCTTTGGTACCATTACCAAAGATCAACACCTCCCGGATATGGTGAGGTATGGTCTAGGTGATGCAGCTGAAGTCCTTGGTGAGATTCTTCTTACCAACGGCCCAAAGATTTCGGGTCGGACTCATACATCATTTGGTATGAGTAAGTCCTTCGCAGAGGAGGTCTTATGGTCCAATGCCAGGATCAATCGGACACAGGCGTCGATAGTGTCCGAAGAGTTTCCAAAATGGGCAACTCTTAGGGTCATAGATGAATGGCCCTCTGCCGAGGATCTTCCTCGGCATGCCATATATGATATCTTTAACAGGATTTTCATATGTGACGATGTCCTTGAAGAATTAAGGACAAACTTTGATGATTTATCAAAGTTGTACATAGTGGATGTCTGCTATGTAGAGAACATTTTAATGTCAGATGGAAGATTATCTCTCCACCTCTTGGAACCAACCTTATTCCAGCTTCTAGGGAATGACCTAGATGGCCACGTACCGAGTTGGGTACGTGGAGCTTTAGGCGATCATTTGATCGCCTGTGCCTCACATCATGTGAGGGATTCTCTCGAGACTTCTGGAGAGAAAAAGGGAAAGAATCTCCTTTATTTCAGCGAAGTGAATGATTCAGAAATCACCAGCTGCACATATAACAATGCATATGTGACCACCTTATCAGAGGACGGGTGGAAAGGCCGTACCATTACGGTCTTCACAGTATGGTATATCATACTGCAACGCGCATTAAGATTTGCGTGGGATCCGGTATACAATCGATTACCGAACTTCCGAATAGGAAATCACTCGGAAAATCCAATATGGACATTTTTGAATGAACGTGATGGCACGGCTGGTGTCTATCACGGTGAGGTCAGAAGCGCTGACCTCTACTCTAGTAACACTGACCAGAGTGCAGCAACAGATAATTTCGTTGCTGGCGTAGTCTCAGAATTCTGGGACCGATTTCTACAAGGCGCGCGAATTCCTTGTAGTGACCCGATGTCATATCTGGTCCGGATGTTTATTAGTCCGACGGAGCTCCGACCGGGGCCCGGTTTCGAAGAAAAGTTTCTCGAAATTGTGGGGGAGGATTCCCTCATAGTGACACCCCGTTGTTTTATGGGGGCTCCAATGTCGTTTCCGACATTGACTGGCGTAAGTTTTTGCGTCATTGCCATTGCCGATTATTTTGTGGTAATGGGTCGAGACTGGGATAGTTTCGATGCTCGTGAGTTCCGTGAACACATGAGAACCATGGATTTCGCATGGTTTGGTGTCGTCGGTGACGACATCTTAAGGGTGAAGAATCGCGCTTTTTACTTCAAGTTACGTGAAGTAATGACAGACCTTGGATTGGTCTTATCCCAAGGAAAGGACCTTGGGAGCTCGCATGTAGCAATTCTCTGCGAGGATCATGCATGGATTAATCACATGACATCCAGGTTGGAATACCTGGACGTGATCAAGTACCGCCTTTTAGTTAAGGGCGGGTCATCATCGTATACGTCTGATGATCCCCTCGTCGGAAAGACAAGGGCCTTGGCAAACCAGCTACGACCCAAATATATTCGGGAGTGGCCAGAAGGTCCAAGGACCTGGTACCCTGAAATTGTCAGGGCAATTCTGGGTTATAATTTAATCCAGACAAACGGTTGGAGGACCACCGTTTTAGGCATGCTAACATGGATGCCTGCCTCAATGGGCGGTTTAGAATTCGCGTTCAAACCGTGGGAAGTAATTTCCGCGGAGAACCAGGAATTACTCAACTTCCTGTGGTACTTAATGTCCGTACCAAAAGTACTGGCAATCTCAGTACTCTGGGATTTGACAGGGGGAGCTTCTCCCTGTAAACGCGGCATCGTTCCGAAAGCCGCGAAACACTTTAGCGATAAAGTGCTTGAGTTGCTGGAAATCGAGCAACCTGATAGTGATTCTTTTCACCCTATCATTATCCGTGGAGTTTCCCGGATGGTCGGACAACTATTGATATCCGATTATGATACAGAAGCTATGTATCATATTTGCCCTTATTCAGGCAAAAGGAGGGTAAAATACCCTACCTTGACCCGAGCTGCAGCAGAAATCGGGTACGTGGAACTATATGATTTTTCACGTAAGGTCGAAGGCTTTTCGACCTTGGTTGACCTTTTGGCCAACAAAAACGTCAAGAAGTCTGGACGTTCATTGTATTCAGGATTGAATACATTGGCCAATCGGGTGGAAGGCCAACTCGCTCAATATACTGTTAGCGAGCCTCACCAGTTTAAATCTCCTGGTGATGTAGCACGCAAGATGGCGTTGCTACTCAAGACAACATATATAAGTCTTGAACAGATGGAAAAGTACCAATCCACCTGTTTTCCAACTCTTACGTCGGATATGCACGGGGATCCCGTGAGACTTTCTGATCGAAAGCTCGACCAGATACTCGGTCAAATGTATGGACCGGGTATTCCTGAATCGATTCAGGAACTATTACTCACACGTTGGCAACGTGTGAAACACCGAGGCTTCGGTATGTAAGTGGCAGACATTGGCGTACCTCCGTCGTCACCACTCTTCCAAATATCTTACTTGGAAACCGGATGAGGATGGTCATCCTGGAAAAGCAGAAAATTC